CATCTGTACCATATGTACCTGTGATATAACTAACACCATAGCATGATGCTGTAGATGGGTCTAACCCATCAGATGTCCAGGCATGAGCCTCAACTGGTTGTCTTAAATATGACTGTCCACCAGGGCCATAAATCTTATAATCTGTACTTCCATGATAGGAAGTTGATAAAGTTGTACCAATAACGTTTTTAGGCATTCATCTCACTCCTTTCATTATGCACCTGCATTGTATACGATTCCTATATTTGGAAGGCAACCGATACCATACATTGCAATTGCATTGAAGTACATATTTTTTGTGAAAATTTTATCAGTATCACTGTCGAAACTTGTGCCTTCAAACCACTGCATTATAATGTGTTCAAAACTTGTATCCCACATCATCCAAGCAGTTTGAGACGACATATAAGTAGAATATGTCCATTGTAATTTTGGCAAAACATTCTTTGTGTTTGACATTTCCTGTGGCTTATTCATAGACCCATATACTTCCTCAACAGTTAACTGATTAACGAAATGAGTCAAAGCCTTCCTAGGTGTAGCTTTCATTGGGCCACCAGCATGATTCTTAAATGCATAAAACATATTAATCATAGTTTTGTGATTGTCAGGGTCTTCAATTGTAGAACTAGTAGCAAGTGTGTCATTAAGAGATGCAGAGTCTACAAGTGGATGTGAATTTGAACCCAAAGGAACACCGTCGGCTAAGTTAACTGATGCCGCATTATCTACATAATAGATAGCATTAGTTTCCTCAAGTTCTCTCATTGTTCTTGCAAGTTCTTTCGCTTTTACGGAGTTGACAGCACCGTAGAGGTCATATTTTGAAGCCTCCATTGTTACTTCATAACCGTTTGCCCAGGTGTAGTTAGTGATTGTAGTCTGGTAAGCCTGTGTAACCTTACCATATGTAATCTTATCTGCCTCAACTTTTAGAGAAGCAGCTTTCAAGTTTCCCATAGAATCATAAGTCTCAGCCTGCTTGTTACTGTCTTTTCTGGTCGTAAAGTTGGGATACTCAATAGGATAAGATTCCATATTTCTCATAAATATTTCTTTCTGCCCAGCAGAGAGCATTCTAGAAATATCCGCTGTCATAGTGTAAGCCATAATTATCCCCCTTTCTTATAACCAGAAACATGAACTAGCAACAACAGGATAACCATAAACTTTTCTCCTGTTAGTACTATAGCCTGAAATCTGGAACCACAGAGAATTAGATGTCCCTGGGTCTTGAGAACAGTAAGTCATGTCAAGCTGTAGCCCTGTAACTGTAGTTGTTGAAATATAAAATCCAATATATTTACCTATGTCTGATGTTGCAGGATGTCCACCACCATTAGCAGTAGTGTATGTAGCTTCCATCTCAAGTTGTGGGTCTAGCTTATAAATATATATAGGATAAGCAGGAGCAGTAGTTCCTCTAGTTGTATTAGTTGGAACAGCAGCAATAAACCCAGCGATGACACTTGTAGAAAGGCCACTTGAGTCTGTGCAACATAAACTTACCTGGTTAATTGTTGTTGGTTTGAAAACGATTCTACCTACATCAGAAGAATAAACCTGATCAGTAGTACCGACGAACATAGGAATCATAGTTCCTTTTTTATTTCTGAAATTAAAATTGTTGGCAGGCATGTTTTTCCTCCCCTCTGTCTAAGGGGAACACGCCCCCTTAGTTGCGATCTTTTACCATTGATTCATAATACTTTTTTTCATCCCAGCCGAAGCTTGGTTGCATTTTCTTAAGTTCCGATAATGCTTTTTTGTCATAAGCGTCTAATTTATAGGAATTTTGCATCCTTGCCCCTGATGCAGTAGCAACATTAGCTGAACTCTGCCCAGAAGATGCAGTGGACTTAATAGCCTCATTTTTTATCCTATCTTCACGAATTTTTGTTTTAGGGCCAGCAATAAATAAGTAAGCATCTTCTACTGATATTTTTTCGCCTGCTTTCTTAAATTGCTTAATTTTGGATTTGATTTGACTTTCATAATTTTTGATATCAGAGTAGAAACTATCCGTCGATAATTCATCTATCTGTTCAGAAATAAGAAGATCACTTTGAGTTTTTTTGGCTTTACTAAGCTCTTCGTAAACTCCCGCTATCTCTGAGGATATTGCCTCGGCAGTCTCTTCATTAAACCCATTATCAATCCATTTTTTGTAGACTCTCTCTTTCTGAAACTTTATTTCATCAGAATACTTAGAATCTTCAATATCAGCCATCTTAGTCTTTAAATCTTTGAAATTATTTTTTAATTCCAAAAATGTAGCTAGTGGCACAGTTTCAGTAGTTTCCTCCTGAATTTCTGCTTGTTCTTCTGTTATATCTTCAACTGTTGTCTGAGCTTCTTGAGTTTCGGGTGCAAGATTTGTGCTAGTTTGTTCACCCATACGATTTACCTCCTTTGGGACAGGAGTAGAAATGGATATTACCATCATACTCCAATTTTAACATATTTTTACTTAACTGTCAATAGTTCCTCAATTATTTCTTCTTTTTTAGCCCTTGAACCACATTTTAATTTGTACTTAATAGCAAGTTTTTGCAATTCATTATAACTAAGCTTTGGTAAATCTTCATTTTTTATCAGAATACCTACAGTACCACCCAATTTATTAGCAAGGATATAAAATGGTTTATCCTTAACTTTAGCAGCTTTACTAGCTTGTCCACCGAAATATCTGTCTGTAATTCCTAATGATAAAGGAGTAACTAATCCATCTAATTTTGTAAGTTTATATGGATATTCATTAATCCATTCAAGCTCTGTAATTATTATCTTTTTATCTGTATTATTCATATATAATGAACTTAATTTTTCGGTTTTGTCTGTTAACTCCTGGAAATCTTCCCTGGTCATTTACACATGTCCTCCAATCTTTTAAAGTCTGGTAAATACACCCTCCTCTTGTATTCTTCACACTTCTTATCCACAATAGCCATCCGCCTAAATGAGTCACCAGTTTTGTCTATATCATATCCAGAGGCTAGATAAGAACTATAAGTAAGAGGTTTCTTAGTGTATGTACCACATTTCTTACAATATCCTACAGGCTTTAGAGTTATTGAGTCTTTAGTCCATAGCCCTAAAGCCTCACAATGTCCGCAAACAGGCAACTTAGTCAGTGGGAACCTAGCTTCTATCATTGTCATTTCTCTTATTTCTTTATTTGAAAGGACATGATTAAGATGTTTAGATCCATCAAATAGAATCTTTATTAGATTGTTGTGTTGCCTATCATTAGCCATTTAGCATTCCTCCACCTTGCCCCATAGTTTCTTGTTGCATAGCTTGTTGCATACCTCCACCAGCAGTCATACCTTGAGTTGCAGCCTGTTCTTCCGGTTGGTTTCCTCCCATTCCTCCTGGCCCAGGAGCTATATTTTGATTAGGAGTAATAGACCCAGCACCCCTGGTTTTCTGCATCTGTTGTACTTTAAGTTTACTCATAGTTTCTACAAATTTTTTCATCTGATCATCATCTTTTATTGGTATACCAAGAATATTTTTCATGAAATCTCTTATCTCTGCCCAATTTATAGCAGGCTTAGGAACTGGTTGCTGTTCATCAGTATCAATTACCATAAGTTGTGCAAGTTTCTCTATCATAGTCCACAAGAAAGCAGGATTCTTAGGTAATCCTGAACCTACAGATATATCAAGATCAAGCTCTATTGATTTAGTAATAGTTTTCCCATTTTCTTCAACTGTCTGATATTTAGGAGGCTCGGTACCAGGATTAGCAGATAAAAACTGTTTGGTATACTCAGCCGTAGAAGGAATCTGAACAGGAACCTTAGCAAATTGTCTAAAATCAACCCAATCATATTCATCTTTATCATTATTGATTCTAAGAGCTTTACCAGATTTGGATAGTTCCATCATTATACCTATACAATACTTAAGAACATCAGATAAAGTGTGTTCAAGGTTAGTCTTCTCATGATCTATATGAGCATTACCTTGCTGTTGTTGAATCGCAGCTTCCGTCGCTGTTTCAGCTTGGCCCTGCCCTATCATAGTGTTTGAGAATCTTATTACCCTTTGTGCTTCGACATGTATTTGTTCTATAAGCTGGAACATATCATTAGTTATAGTACCCCAAGGTATATATTTCAATGGATCACGACCACTTAATTGCGCGCCATCATAATATACAGGTTCAAATGAATTTTCATCAAAGCCATCTATATCTATATCACTCATAGTA